TAATAAGTCGTCCCCACCACCAAACCAGTTGGTAAAGCGCCTGTGGTAGTGAATGTTATTGGATCACTGTTAGTGAAATTATCATCGTCAGTGTAAGTAACAATACCTGGGTTCGCTATGGTCACGGTGAACGTGTTAGTGTATTGAGTGAACGTGCCGTTCGTAACCGCGGCGGTTACGGCAGGTCTTGTCACGAGCGCGTCGTCTACCCATACTCGCATAAGCAGGTTTGTTATTTCACATATCGCCCTATCCGTCTGGGAGAAAACGAATGGTATACCCTTAGCCTGATTATTGCTCGCGGTGTCACCTATATATTCCGTCCCAGGTCTGAGCATCATGGACCCAAGATTACGAGGTATCCAGTTCTCCATGATACTAGCGGACAGAGCTGTCCTGTCAATATCCGTTCTAGCAAGCGCTAACGGGGAGATTAACCCCCTGTTAAACGCTAGGAGGTGGTTCTTTGACCTAGCCAATTAGGTTGCTCCTGCTTCCACGGTCTCGTGTGGTCCTCCCACGGTATCGAGAACGGACGTAACTTCCTGGAGCTGGGAACTGTTGCGGCCCTGCCATAGCGTCCCGGGACTTGGCTTTCTTCCTTACCACACCGAGTTTCTTGTCCACCCTGTCCCATAGAGCCTCATCCTGGGATATACCCATAACGATCTCATTAGCGAACCAGGTGGTAACAAACTTACCAAACGTGGATGGCCATAAGGAATAGTCCAGTCCGTGTGTGGTAGCGTTGCTCACGTACTTAACATATATTATGTCGAGCTCTGCGTACCAAACCGCGTTCTCATCAGAATATCTTATAAGCGGAGCGGTATAGAATTCATCAGAGCACACAGCGGAGGTTATAATCCAGTCAGTGGGCTTCTGAAATGCACGCTTATACCCAAAATCTGTGTTTATCGCTGTGTCAAAATCAAGCTTCACAGCCTTCATCGCGAACTTCCACTGAGCTTCCTCCAGGCAAGCGTCTACACCGCCCTCGTCCCAAACCTGGTCTAGTAATCTCCTGGACTTGGTGTCCTCGGTGAGGTCATCGAGAATCCTCTCACCACAGATTATTAGAGCTCGGTTGTATATCTTAAGCTTGGAGGTTGCCATTTATAGTTTCCCTATATATTCCTGCATCCAGCGTAGTGCATCGGCCTGTGTGGGCAATTTCTCAATCAGAACCACATTGTCCTTGTTACGAATGATGCTGTGTTTAGCGTGTGGACCACGCCATTTATAACTGTATCTCGGGTCCTTGAATCCCTTGACTGGCATGGACAGTTCCTTCCATGCTATTTCCTTAACGATCGCGGATGTTTTGTCCGAGGATAGTACAAGGAATTCTCCCCAGGCCTGGCCGTCGTCATAGCGAATCTCGATACGATCGAACTGTCTGAATTTCGAAGCGATGTGGGCCCAGAAGCTCGGGTCAAGAAAATCTGACCTGAGCACGAAAGGCTCAACCGTTGCTACCCAGAACGTGCGTATAAAATCGTCTGTGTTGATTCGTGATGGTGAGAGTGTTACGTCTCGGGCTGGTGGCGCCTTAACAGGCAGCGTTTCATCTGACATGATATCTCCTCTGAATTAGAAAAAGGGGAACCGAAGTCCCCCTAAAAAAACAACGATTAAACTGTTGTTGAAAGCAGCATGGTACCGCGAATTACATTCGCAGCTCCAGCTGTTGATATTGGACTTAGCATTCCAATGTGAAACGCGTCCGCTGCACCCGTCGAATCTAAAGAACAGCACATAACGATATCGCCTTCGCGCATACCGCGCTTCTGCGCGTCTGAAATAAAATTCGAGGCGCTTAGGTTGGTGGTTCCTGCAGTCGAAACCCAAGACCATAGTGCACCCCCATCATTAGCGTTCGCTCCGCTCTCGTTAGCATTCCGTTGAGATAAAAAACCGGAATCTAAGCGAACGGGTCCTTTGGCTGTACTATAAGCAGTAGCCATAACATTTCTCCCTTAAGCGTATGCCGAACCGTCGGCGGTTATAGTGACAACCCCAGTATTCTGGAGCAGTACTGCCCCCATATACATAGAGCAACGAGCGTACGAGTAGTCCTGCTCTTCATCATACCCGACTGGACTTTGCATTCCAGAGGTATCAGCAGCATGTCCAATCGAGGCTTTGTGGTAAAGGTAATTTTCCTCAGAAGAGGTACCTTTTCCTACCAAGTTGGGATGCTCGATGATTAGAGCGTTACGCCACCTGTATGCCATCGGTTGGTCTCTCCAACTCGCATCGCTACCAGCGTAGGAACGCAAATTCACATAGTCTGCACTAGAGAATTCAGGCGCCTGCTCAAGGTAAGCAAGGAAGCTAGGTTGACACAAGAAAGTAATATTACTATCCCAGGGCACAGAAGCGTTTGAGAGCTTCACGCGTGCGTTTTGGAATAGGTCAATACTAGGCAACGTGGTGGAACCGCCAATAGTAACTGTACCAGTGGTGGCTATGGTCGTAATCTGGCTGTCAATCTTGCGATTAACTACTGCCATAGTGGTCTGCTGCATGATTTGACGTTGGTTGCCTTGGGAGGCGAAAACGTTGAAGCCTGTCTTGCGGACGAGGTCATGCTCTTCGGTAAGGGTGGCACTTGCTGTAGCCAGGTCATCGGAGCGAGCTGCGATTAAACCATTTACACCACGTGTCATTGTTTCAGCCCCACCAGAACCTGCTACCAGGAACGTGGCGGTATTACCCTTGATAACAGCTTCGGTGGTGACTGTATCGCGCAAGAGCGACTGATGTTGCTCAAATGCTGCGATAAATTCCTGCCGGTACTGCGTTTGAAAGGCTGTATCTACCATGATTATCTCCTAAATTAGAGATTTATAGATAGGGGTATCCTAGTGGGTATTACGGGGTATCCTGTGAGGGGCCGATTTTATCCGTTCGGGCCTGCGATTGTTTGTAGGGCTCTCTCGAGGGTATCCTACCTTGCTGTAGCCAGAGCCGTGTTGATTTCTCTAACACGTTCCTGGTGTGCTTCTGCCTTGGGTCCCTTCCAGTACTCTCCTGCTTTGTCTGCCATTAGAGTCTGTAGGGTGGCTAATTCGTCTGTGAGCGCAGCTTTTACATCACCGCCTGCGGGCACAATACTTGTGTTCGGGTTTTTCATGAGCGATAGCGCGTTAAGGAACCTTAGTGCCGCTGGGTCTGAACCTAGCATAGTTCCGTTAGCTAATCTCGCACCTAGTATCTCATCCGCCAAACCAGCCTCACCGTCGGCCAGGAGAGCGTGTATCTTGTTCATGTTTCCACGGAACTCGTTTCCCCACTCCGCTCTTAGAGCGTCATCCGTGTTTTGTTTGTCAGCGGCGTCCTGTTCTGCGTCGGAGGTTTCTAGTTCAGCGTTGTACGCGTTATGCCAGTCCAGAGCTACCTTAGCAGCTCCTGGTGACATGTTGTTAGCAAATGCCGTAGCGGAGAGTGATCCAACTAGTCCCGCATCGCCATCATCTTGTCCAAATCCGTACCCTTCAGCGTCTTTAGGAACTCCATTTCCCTCTCTCCACGTAGCTTGAGCTTCTGGAGTTCCCTCTGATGGGTACTCTGTTTGTTGTTTGTACTCACCAGAAACGATTTTCTGTTGGGCTGCAAAGAGTCCGTCAAGTGCTGCAGTGGGGTTTGCGTATCGTCCCAGGTGTTCGAGTTTGGTTGCGTCCTCTCCTGCATAATCTTGTCTCCAGTTGTCTCCCCAGGTTTGTCCCTCGCCGGCGCCTTCTGCTCCTTCACCGGGTTCACCTTCTTCCTCTCTTAACTCATTCCAGTTAAACTGTCTCACTATCTTTACTCCTCAGATTTGCTGCGTTTAATTTTAACATCTTGATAATCGTGTTCCCACAAAACCTTCTCCCCTCACGGAAAGCTGTCTCGTGGGTGTCACCTGGCGTGTAGCTCTGGTCGTATGTGTTACAAACGAACCTTAGTATCCACTCCATTGCTCTGGTCTGCTGGAACTTATTCGCTTCACCCCTCTCGAGTGCTTGTATCGCTGTAATCGCCGCAGCGTCGTAAGGCACCGTCGCCGGTGCTGTTGGCTTCTTTGCCATTTCCCCTCCTACTGTTGTTGTGCCATTACCTGCCTTGTGTCTGCGACAGTGTTACCTACATCGGCGCCCTGTTGCATTCTCTCAAGGTCAGCTGCTTCCTGTTGATCTGCCTGTGCGTTCTTGAGTAGTGCAGCGACCTCATCTTTCTTTCTCATCCACTCTGCGGGTACACCAACACCAGTTAGTGCGTCTCGTAGCGCTGTGGGCATGTCTAGCATAAATA